CCACGGCATCACCATGTGTTCCCCTTATAAGTGATGTCGGACGTTGTGCGTTGGGTGCCCCGGGCCAGCGCATCATCCCCGGCAGACTCCCCTGCACTCATGGCGCCATAATGCCTAGCCCCGTTTTTCCTGTCTTGTGCAATCGCCGTCACCAGCAATCTTCCGAACAACTCCCAATGAATCCCGCGCTCATCATTGGCACGCTGCTCGGCAACGGCCAGGCAGCTTTCAACAACAAGTTCGGAATGCTTCATGCCGCCCAACGCATACTTCGTTGGCAGCAACTTGCCGGCAAACGCCTCGTACCGATACGTGAGTGTATAAGCGGCGTCGGGAATAGGCCACCAAACGATCTCTTGCCGCTGGCCGGTGCCGTCATCATCCTTGAACCTTATTGCAGCGTGTCGCGGACGACTTGTCCCGTCGTCCTGCTGCAGTAATGCCTGTATCCGATGCTCACTCACCACGGTTATCGACTGCGCGTAAACATCAGACTCAAAATGGAGATCACCAACGATCCGCCCAAATGAATCCGGCATATCCTGCGCAACGTCGTCTTCCGTAGTTTCAAGCGTCGTCGTCGGACTGATGAACGACCACTCGTAACCAGCCTCAACACCGTCCATTGCCGGCGGGTAGTAGAACTGCCGCACCCCGGCCTGAATGTATCGATCAACTTCGTCCGTGATAGCTTCGGTCCACTTGGATACATCCACATTGTAGCCAACGAACACGCCTACCTCGATCTGCAGGTCGTCGTACTTGATGGAAAGTGTCGATTCGGCCATTGCCTATTCCTTTGACACGCCATCGGCCAGTGCCAGCGTCCCGTCGATCATGCCGGCAAGCACGACAACCGTCGCCAATGCCTCCGACGAAAGCCGACCGGGCCGGACCATGTCCTTACGCGCTTTGAGCTCGCGATAGACGATAATCATATTTTCGGAAAGTCGCCCCGTGAACCCCATCGCCTTAAACGCCTGCACGGCGAATTCGTCGATACGATCCTCGTCTTCGACCTTGTCCTCGTTGACTGGTGTGTCTTCTGCCATCGTACCGTACTCCTGCGTGGTTTTGTTAAGGCGCGGGGCCGGACTCTCCGACCCCGCGCCGAATTGGCTTAGCTAGACGTTTCAGTGCAGCCGGTGAATCCGACAGTGTGCCAAACAACGCCATCGAATATCAGATACACAGCGTCGCCCGCCGTGTCCAGATCATCGATTTCCTGCATTCCGGTCGAGCCGTCCCGCTTGATCCCGTTGGTCGCGAGGTCAATGACGACATCGCTCGTACCGACGGTGCCAAGGACGACAAACGCCTTCGTGTCACCGGGCAGCGAACCCTGCGCGAACGTGACATCGCAGTCAGCCGCCAGAGTCCCAACGCCAGGGATATAGGACACGCCCCCAACCATGTGCGTGACACCAGTCTGGCCAGCGTTCAGCGGGGTCAGGAACTCGATTCCGCCGCTTTCATCTCCGGTCAGGAGATCAGCCTGGCATGTCGGGTTGCCGGTATAGATGTAGCCGGTAAGGGTCAAGGACCCCGTTGACAGCGTACTCAGACAAGGCGCCGTCAGCACAATAGTGGTGCCGTTGGTGATCGACGAGATAGTATGCTTGCCAAGAGTGAAGATCCCCGTCCCGTCCAGCTCTCCCGCCAAAATGACGAGAGTGTCACCGGCAGTGAAGTCGGACGAATCGGCGACAGTAACCGTCACGCCATCCGTCGCGGCGACGGACATTGTGCCGCCTGTCATACCGCCTTCGAGCAGCGCCGTCACGGTCTGACGAGGGATCGCAGAACCGCGGCCCTTGTACTTGCCCGTGTAGAACCGACCCGCGCCGGTTCCGCCGCCGACCTGGAACGACAGTAGCCCCGTATCAATGACCGTATCAACGGCCAACGCTATCGGCACGCCCTTACTGCCCGGCACCGCAATGCGAAGCCGCTGCCCGGCGTTCTGGGCGGAATAACTGCGCTCCGTAACACCGGCAAAGGCCATGTGATTGCTTGAGCTCGAACGTTCGACCCAGTTGCATCTCTGGCCGTCGAAGTCCGTAGCCGTGCCCTTATCAGTGTTATAGCACAACGCCTCACCCTTTTTGACGGCGTCCGTACCTTCGTACCACACTTCCTCTATGATGAGGTTGCCCATTTGACGTGGGCCATTTATGCTCATATCCATAACGAATTCTCCTTTTTGGTGCCGTTAAGCACGCTTAATTACTTACCCACCAACGACTGTGAATAATCCCTTCTACTTGTAAATGACAGCCTGGCGCCGAAGATCGGTGCAGACCATATTGAGAGAAGCATCCAGGTCAACACGACTGACCAAATGCTTGTTCGGGACCATGTACGGCTTCGACAGGTTGTTTTCCCAGCCGGCCAGTACTCCGATCTGCAGCCACTTCCAATCCAGCATATAGACCGGATTCGAACTGTCATCGTCCAGATAAGGAGCGTATGTCAGCGGAGTGCTCTTGAACAGTGTCTTGCCATCCTTGGACGCAATGTCGTTGCCCAAGTTTTGGTTCTGAGCTTCGAGCTGCTCTTCCAGGAGTCCGATAACGGTATCACACGTATAGATACCATTCTTCATCCCGCCAAGCGACGGAGTCGCATGTGACACGGGGGACCGGAACTTGGACTTGCGATGCGCTTTCCGCATTTTCCGGATCAAGTCTTCCTTCGTGATCGCCACGTATTTGGCGGTCCAGTTGGCCCAACGCGGATAGTCGTCGGTATCGATGCCGGCGCGGCCGTCGGTGAAACCAGTCGGGTTTCCGCCATTGAACCCTTCAGTGGCGTTCTTGACGATCCAGTAAGCGATACCAAATGGAGTCTTGCTGTCGCTTGAGTCGTCGGGCTTGCTCCACAGGATCTCTTCCAGGAGCTCGTAGAAACTGACCATCATTCCCGTGTACTTGGTACGTACGAGATCGACGATGGCGGTTCCACCCTTCTGGAATGCCGGAAGACGCTGATCATAGATGTAATGCGCGTTGATATGCCGCATATCGACCTTGCCTTCCTTCATGGTGTCGAGATCAGAGCTGCCGTCGGACTCGTAGAGGCCAACGGTACGCGCTGAATGGTTGTGATCCATCTGGATTTCGAACGACCACGCCAGACCGCCGGCGAATGCTTTCTTGCGGCCTTGCCACATCTCGCGGACGGCGACGTGATCAGTCAGATCAGTCTGCATGTCCACGAATGCACCACGTTTGATTAGCTTGTTCTGCGTGAGCAGAACCGCATCATCTATTTCACTATATGCCAAACCAGCCATGCTTTTTCTCGCTTCCTACTTCTCTGGGAAGTATTTGCGGTCCACCTCGGCAGCCACATCCTCGAATGCGTCGGTTGTAGGGGTAGCTTTTACTCCGCCCGGCCTAGACATCTGTTGTTTCGCACGCTTCTTCAGCGCCTCGGCCTTTACGCTCTCTGCGGATTTCGCAGCAACGTCACCCATCGTAAGGGTGACAGCCTCGTTGAAGACTGAGTCGGGATCGACATCTTTACCTGCGGCCTTGTAGCCCGCCGAAAGAACCTCGAACTTCTCCTTGAGCGACTCACGCTTCTCCGGTGCCTCTTTGAGCGCCGTCTTAAATGCTTCCCCCAAACCTGCCGCCTTCGACTCGAACATCGAGCCCTTGCCGGCCACCTGGAGACCTTTGATTGTTTCTTGCTGCTGACCGACAATGCCCTTAATGGCCTTGACCATCTCGACGATCTTTTCGTCGTATACGTCAGGATCCAAATCGGGAATAGCTGCCAGCGGATCTTCTTCGTTATCTACCTTATCTGCTACGGTTTTGTCGCCGTCCTCTTTGTTCAGTTCTTCCAGCCTCTCGCAGACATGCGCCAGCATGGCCGCGTCGGGATACCGCTTGGCATCTGCCGACTTGAGCCCGGCTCTCACTGCACGGTCAAGCAACTCGTCAGAAATAGCATCCTTGTCGGGAACGTCGTCTCCGTCAGTGCCTTCTTCCTTGTCGCCTTCTTTCTTGTCGCCAGTGTCGGGGACCTTGTCTCCCGACTTGTCGTCACCCACCTGGTCTTCTTTAGGTGACAAATCTTCTTTGTCGTCGGCCTTGTCGTCAGCCTTGTCGGCGTCGGCGTCGTCGTCGCTCTTGCGTTCATTCTCGACTTCCACCATGGCCAACTCGACGCCTGCATCGATTTCGTCGGCAAGCGTTTGGCTCACCGGCGAATCTTCCGCCACCATCGGCGTCTCGTCTTTCTTGTCTTCCTTGTCGCCCATAACCTGTCTCCTGTCCTGCGTGGTTTTAGATGTAACTAGCCCTGTCGACAATGCCTCGGCACTTCAGAGCTTTCCGCCGGTGCGCTGCGTTCGTGTAAACCGGATTGCCGTTGTCTTTGACAGTAACGTCAACACCGCTCTTTCGAAAATGGTCGCGCAGCTCCCCGGCCTGGTCAGCATGAACCCCGGACCCTACGCACTCAATCGGCCAGCCGGTCGTCGGCGGGACGCCCACGCTCTCGGCCGCATAGTCGCGCCGAAACGACACTCGATCAACAAGGACGAATCTGGGCGCCTTTCCGATCGGGAACACACGCTGCACTCGCGATCCTGTAGTGTCGTTCGAATAGCAGTACGTCGGCATCAGCTTATAGCCTTTCCGAGCGCAGCGCCTTCGGACGGCTGCACGTTGCCGCCCATTAGAAGCCTGCTCATTACATCGTCTTTGCCGTGACGCGTTGCGCCGGCACGATTCACGCGTTCGTAGGTTCGCGTGGTATGCGCCGGCATCATTGACGGTTGCGAATTACCTTGTTCGGGCTGTGTCGCCATTGGTTCCCCAAATCTCACAATGTCGTTAATCTCCGGAACGTTGCTCAAACGCGCAGTTAACGCTGTCAACTCCTTGAAATCGATCTGACCGCCTTGCTGCTGAATTAACGGAATCATCGGAATCACGAACCTCTCCAAATACGACCCAATCTTCTGCAGCTTTATAGAGGGAGTATCTGCTTGCATCGAGAAAGAGTCAATATCAAAATTGTAATCCAGCCAGTTTCCTTCGCGAGTTTCGGGCGACCAAGCCCGTCGCAAAGTGATGTCGGTCCCCTTTACGGGCTTCAAAACGATCCGTTCCCGAACCGGATTCGTCCATTCATACCAGGCTAAAGCCTTGAAAATGTCCTTCGAGAAACTCAGCGTCCGGCCGCGCATGTAGTTTAACCGGGCACTAGCCGCGTCACCGAGCAACTTATCCTGGCCGATCGTCTCGGTCATTGGCGCCAAACCGCCCATGGTGTCCAGGTTCCCGGCGAAATAGCTGAACAGATCGCGGACCTGCAGATAGAACGCCAACGTCGGCGCGTCAACACCACCAGCGGAGAGCGACTCAGGTTTCTTGCCGTTATACATGATACCTTCGCCGTCGGCAGCCTTCTTGAATGCCTCTACGTCGTCGTCATTCCCACCCTGGAACGCGGCAACGGTCTTCTTTGCGTCGGCCTGTCTACCAAGCTTGCGGAAGAGATTGTTGCCCAGATTGTGAAGGTCCCGCCACAACGCCACCGGCGGAAGAGGAAGCAGGTTACCGGGCACGTCAGAGAACCCGAGCATCTTGTACGGGCCACCTTCGGGGCCGTCCCAATCGATAACACGGAAGACTCTCAGCGACTTGACGCCGTAGGTGCAAAGCTTGTGCTGGTCAGGAAGCCACACGTCGCGCAGCCAGACCTTTTCCCGGTACAGTTCAGCACCTTCGTCGGTCGACACGCTCTCGGCCCGTTCTTCGCCATTGTCGCCGGTCACAGTATGCCTGTCGGGCTCGATATCCGAATCCTTCCCCTCGTACATGGCGCGTGCGTCATCAACGGGGATCCAGTAGTCATCGCCCTCAAACTGAATGCCGGCGCGGGTCTTGGCGCTCATATCGCAGAAGTAACTATCGATGCTGACTAGATCAGCAAACGACTCTCCTTGATCATGGCCCAGAACGGACACGCCGGAAGAACACATGCCGACTTTGACAACGCCAAACGAGAACAGAGCTTCAACCACGGCATTGCGCAGAGTTGCCCCGAGATCGATTTCTTCTGGTATCTGATTGATAGCTATCTCGGTAGAGAACGCGAACGGCTTCAAGGCCGGGACGTTCGCGGTAACGAGCGCACGCGGCGCCTGCGCGGCGAGTTGCTGAACGTAGATCATCACTGCCAGCTCAAGGAAGTTTGTCGGCACAACCTTGGCCGACCCGTTGGAAGCGTAATGTTTCCCGACGTACTGCTGGATAGCCTCCAGCCGCTTTTGACGCGGGACCTCAAACTGCCGAATCGACCAGTCGACCGCCGTGCGCAAGTGATTGAAATTAACGCCTAAATTACTCATTTAATTCTACCTTCATAATCTACTAACTGACACTAATCGCTTGCCATCAACCCCAAGTTGTATACTGCGAATCCGTATTTCACAGCGGCAATCAGCCAGTAGTAGAGATCCTTGTTCGGCGGGTCAACCCATGCCATGCCCTCGCCCATGCCGACCAGCAGCGCGTTGGCAGCAATCATCGTCGCCCAGTCATTGCCGTCTGCCGCGACGCCGCCCTCGCTGTAGCCGCCGTCGATTTCGAGCGCGTATGCTGTTGAGCTTAGATCGGCGGCACATCCGGCGTACATGTGCTGCCGCGGAGTCATGCCACAGCCGGATAACAGACAGGTCAGAATGACACTGACAATCGCGGATACGACCGCTATCCATCCAGCATGTTTGCGGGGTATACTCATGGTATCACATTGACCATCGTGTTGGTGTACAGGACTCCCCCAGCCTGAGTAATAATGCACAAATCTCCGTCGTCGCCGTAGCCTGTGCCGTTGCTCTGCCATATCACGCAGTGGCCCTCTGCCGGGTCGGACGGTTGCGCGGTACTCTCTTGCAAGGTGAGTGCGCCGTTGACTTCCAGCTTAGTTGCGGGGGATGCCTCGTCGATTCCGACGTTGCCGAACAGCCTTGTCGTCGTCGTGCTGCTATTGCCAAACACCGCAGTGTTGTTGCCGAGCGTTACCGCGTCCGCGCCGATTGCTATGGCGTTGGTGTAGTAGGTGGTTGAGCCGGAAACGGCCGCACTGGCACCTATGAAGACGTTCTTCTGTCCGCCCGATTTGTGACCCGCGTAATAACCCACCGCGCTGTTATATGAGCCGGGGGATGAGTAGAGAGCGTGACTGCCCACCGCGCTG